CTTGCAGAACTAAAGGTTGAGTCAATAATTCTGTTGTTGTGTTTGTAGCAACACTCTTTGCTTTGAATACTTCAAAGGTTGCAGAAGCTCGAACAACTTCAACATCAACTAAAGTTGTTGAACCAGAGTCATTACAAATTAAAAGAGATTTTACTACATCCGTAGTAGGCGGAACGGGTGGCGTTGCACCAGCATCAGCCGTAGGAACTGTTATAATAGTTGTTAAATCTGTTGTGGTGATATCCACCATTGCGCTTTTAAAAGTATTAGCCAAGGAAAAAAGCCTCCGACTGTGATTCTTCTTTTAAATCTTGTTGGTAGTTTGTGTTAAGTAAAAGAATTATTTGATCTAGTAACTGCACCATTTGATCAAACTGATTGGGACTATACTCTTCTGTTGCATTTGGTAATCTTGTAATTGTTATTCTAGCCATTATCTTCTTCCATCTGGTCTAAGTTGTAGCTTTGTAGATCCAAGTCTCCAAGCTGTGTCGTTAACTGTGTTAGTTTCATATTTAATTTTAACTGCTCTTCCTCTGCCTCTTACATCAATTTTTTCTGTAGTGCTAGTAATACTCCCTGTTGTAGATACATTAGCTGCAGATTGTGGATATTGCTCAAGAGTTAAAGTAGCTGTCATTGTATTAGCAAGATTATCAAAGTCTGGAACCAATCTACTAACTGACATCAACTCATCCCCATCAGCAATCTCAACAGATCCAGTTGTTAAGAAAGCAGAAATAGCTGTTCCATCTGCTTGATTGTTACCTGATTCATGTTCATAAACATAAGAAGCTCCTGCAGTCAAACCTAATATAGTTGATACATTAGCTGTTATACTTGCATCATATTCTGTAGCAATAGGATTTTCATATACATAAGCACCCAACCAAGTTGTTCTTCCTAGATTAACAGTGTACCAAGTATTTTCTAAATAGTTATAAGCAACTGCTCTATCTATCTGTGTAGCATTTGCTGAAGGATAATACCAAATAATTTCATTAAAGGCAGTATTAATACCACAAGCAATATCAGCTTTGTTTGTATAACTTAAATCATCAAAAACGTAATCCTGTACAGAACATGGCATTTTTTTGACAACACCATCATACATGTAAAAAGAATTATCAGACATCCAATATGCTCTACCATTTACTTCAATAGCAGCGTGTTGTGCTATTAATCCACAGTTTGCACCAAGTTGTCTTAAACCAAAAGTAAAAGGTGTACCAACAAACTGAACACCGTGAAGTGAGGTATCTGTCCAAACTAATATTTGACCTGATGATTTAACAGCACCTACTATTCTAGAACCATCGGATATACGTAGTGAACCAGCTTCATTTGTTGCTACTGGTGTGTAGTCAGTAGCATCTTCTCTGTCAGAAAATCTAAATAATAAATCATCTTGCGTCGCACTATTACCTATAGTTGTTTCCGTGCCAAAAATCATTAAATGTCTTGTATCAGTAGATACCAAACTAAAACGTGAAGTAGTAGGAGCATTAGATAAGGCTGTAGCTCTTGCAGTTATTGCTCCAGAAATATCTTTTATGAATGTTCCTCCATCTAAAACAGTAGCAATTAAATCTTCACCAAAATTATCTAAAGACCAATTACGTCCTGCAACAACAACGTTTGAAGATGATCTTGGTGTATTCCAAGTACTTAAATTCCATGTTAATGTTCCCCAACCATAACCATAAGTTGAAGCAGTAGGTCCTGTGTTAATTTGATACGCAGCATTTCCTGTTCCACCACCACCTGATGTTGATCCAGAAGCCGTGCTTGTATGCGTTACTGTATAAGTGCTTGAAGAGGGGACTGTAATAACTTCAAACTCTTGATTCATGTCTAATCCGTCTATTGAACTAAAAGAATCAAAAGTAACAAAATCACCTACTAAAGCGCCATGACTAGCGTCTGTTACTGTAACTGTTGTTGTGCCGTTTGTTGTAAAAGGATTTGATAATCCTGATGCTGTTTCTCTTATAGGAGTAATATCATAAACGGCTCCTTCGGAGTATAAATATAGTTTTCTGTCTGTGCCTAAAGCGAGATATCTGGTTCCGTCTAGACCAATCCAGCTATGCGTATCACGGACCACGCCCACAATAGTTTCATTAGGATTTGGTAAATACGACCAGCCTTTCCATCTTTCAGGTTTACCATAGTGAAATCGAACAAAGTCGGAATCAACATACTTACGTTGATCCCCTGCTGAATAAGCAGTATCTTGTTTATCAATGCCTGGTTGGAACTTTAAATCGACTAATTTCATGTTGGAGTATACTAAATTATTTATTGTTTTGTGGCAAGAATTGAGTACCTACATGACCTCTAAATGAGTAATTACCCATGTGTGTCATACCACTAGCAATATCAGCATATATTTTACCACCTATTTTTTGCCATAAACGACAAAAAGCATAGTCTTCAGACAAATATCTTTTAGTGTCTGGCTCTATCATTGTATCAAAAAAAGCATAATTCCAATCAGAATTATCGTGATATCCAAATGTTTTGTCATGAGGATCTCCTAAATGTTGATCAGATTTAAATCTAAGATGAGGATATGCCAACGCCATTTTTTTAAAAACGTTTCTTTTTATTAACATAAAACCTGTTGCACCATCTAATACTTCAATAAAACCTTTATTTACAATTACTTTTTTTGGATTTTTAATATTTAAGTTATATTGTAAGGAAGCTGCATGTAATTCATCTTCTTTAATATCTGGATTATCCTTTACTTTTTTAATAGCCCTTGTCCAATCAATAACTTTTCTTGGATAAACACCTGTTACCACGTCCTCGTCTAAATCTAACATACGAAAAACTGATTGAGGATCAAAAGATAAATCAGCGTCTATAAATAAAAGATGTGTATATTTCTCTTCATCCATAAATAATTGCACTAATGTGTTACGAGCCCTTGTTACCAAAGACTCATTACCTATAGTTCCAAATTGTAGTTCTACTTTTTTTTGTGCGGCTAAAGCTGTAAGTTGTAAACAGCTTTTAAAGTAATCGGCTGTAAGCATATTACCATAACAAGGTGTACCAATAAAAATTTTATTCATTTTCTTTATAAAAAATATTAAGCGTAAACCTATTAGAGCTATCGCCAAAAGATTGTAAATCAGAGTGCGATATTTTTGCACCATTAAAAAACAAAGCTCTATTTTCTACAAAACCAATATGCGAAGATAAATGATTACTGTGCATAAATCCTGTTCCATTATTTAAAAGAGGTTCACCTTTTACAAACAAAAGAAAGTTTGCAACATTCTTTTTGTCATCATCCACATGAAACAAAGGTTCTTCTTTATTTTGTCTGGAGTGTGCACTAACTGATATAGGTTCAAGGTTTCTATGCGGAAAAAAATATTGTTTGATAAGTTTTAATAACGGATCATCATGAAAACTTCTGGGAAAAGTGTGCCTAAAACCATACACTCGACCTTCAGGGTCAAGAACCTGTTTATAATTTAAGTTAGTTAATGTGTCTTGCAATGACTTTAAAGTTTCTTTACCCAAGAAATCATCAACATACATGACAAACTTTGTGTTTTTATTGTGTTGCATAATCTACCTTTAAATATTCTATTTTTTTTAACCAACCTTTGGGTATGGCTATTGCACCACCACCTGTGATGTCTTCTTTATCTTTGCTATATGAACGCATAATAATTATTTTTTCTTTACCATTATGTATCATCCATCCTACTTCTTGGCACACGGCTAACGGAGCATCCATAACTTCTTTTATATCTAGCCAACCTGTTTCTGTATCACGGGCATCGAGCCACGTTACACGGACCATCGGCACTTTGTTAATATCAATCATTAATAATTAAAGTTTATTACGACTCTTCTTTTTTGATCCGTGCAAGAAGAACCTGTGTGTCTTGTATTACAATCAAACTCAACAAATCTATTTTTTTTACTTTTAATTTTTATGCCGTTTTCTAATTTTGTATAACCATTACAAGTATTTAAATAAAAAATACCTGTTTTACCTTTCATGTTGCTTCTGTCTGTATGCATACCATGTTCAATTATCTTGTTAGTTTTAGTTGATAAATTAGCTTTTACTCTATGAAAATTTTTTATTTTTAATTTTAAAGCAAAAGGCTCTAATAAATTCATCATCAATTCATTGCAGTTTGGTTCACCGCCAGGATTAACAAAAGCATAAACAAATTGAAAATAATCATCACCTATAATGTTTACATAATCATAAAAATACCAAGGCATGTGGGTGGACATAACGTGATTTTCTAATTCTTCTAAATTATTTTTGTCTAAAAAATTATCAATTATTTTATGCTTTACGTCCATGTTAATATCAAAATTTTTGCCTGTCCCAACGTCGTATTCTACAGTCATGATAAAGACTCTTTTTTCTTTAAATGTAAATTAAAAGAAACAGATCTTCTTTCCTCGTTCGGTGTTCTAAATGGATAGACACCATGAGATAACCAAGAGGGAAATAAATATATTGCACCTACTTCAGGCGTTGCTTGATGTTTATGTCCACTAAAAGTTGCGGCTTGACCACAATGCCAAATTATATCTCCCACACAAGGATAATGATCTTCTTTTGCATACTCATCTGGTAAGCTTGGCGGTACTCGTAAATAAATCACACCAGATAATTCACCTTGGTGAATATGAAAAGGATTAAAGTCTCCCGACCATTGGCTCACGACCCACATAGATTCAATAACCATCTTACCAACATACGCAGGTGATATGGTATCACTAGCAGGTGGTATAGAAATATACTGTTTAACTATTTGACCTAATGCACCTATTAAAGGTTCAAAAGTTTTACTTCCTAAATCTTCTTGAGGATAACGAACTTCTTTTTGAACATTACCAGCTAAGTTCATTGAATGATCATATTTTTTAGACAACTTGTCATCATCTAATAACTGTGTTGCCCTATCGTCTAAAACTTTAACCAGGCTATCAGGTAATTTTCCTTGTAATATTGTCGGACCAAACGGTCTAATGGCATGAAATTCTACTTCAGTTGACATGGTTTCCTTTCTACTTGCAAATATCTATTGTCATATAGCAATAATTTGCCTATAAATATATAATTAAATAGGCTTATTTATCCAAGGGCAGCCTCCTTGCATACGACAATCACATAAATTGCAGGTTATTAGGAGATTATGCTTAAAGGTTTACGAGGAATATTAGAAAAAGGGTTGCAGATAGCAGCACCTATTATTGGCGGTTCAATGTTTGGAGCGCCTGGAGCAATGTTTGGCTCAGGTATCGCATCATTATTATCAGGTGATAAACCCAGAGACGCTTTAATTAAAGCAGCTGTATCAGGAGCAGCAGGATACAGAGGTGCAGATAATATAAGCATGATAGATAGAGCAAGAGCATCAGGGCCCGTACAAGAAACTGTTAACAGAATGAATACTTATATTAATCCTGGAGATAGATCACCAAAGAGTAGAAATTATTTAATTGATCTTGTTAGAAAAGGTTTTGAAGAAAGAGGCACAGCCGAAAATCCAAAACCTTCTTTTGGTATGCAAGCGATATCAGCAGGCTTACCTGCATTCTTATCTTATTTAGCAGCAAAAGAAGATGCTAAAAAAGAAGGACCTCAAGATCCAGGTAAATACATGAGTGCAGTAGATACGATGTATGGTGGACAATTTGAAAGACCACCAGAGGAAAGACGAATACAAAATTTAACTCCTACATATGCAGCCGCAGGTGGTATGATGGGACGACAACCAGTTAACGGATTAAAAGCAATGGATCCTGTTCAATACTCAGCAATGACAGGACAAGGTATTATGGGTTTTGCTAAAGGAGGAGATGTATTTCCAAGAAAAACAGGTCAGATAGAAGGACCTGGTACAAAGACAAGTGATTCAATTCCTGCAATGTTAAGTGACGGCGAGTTTGTACAACGAACTGATGCTGTTAATGGAGCAGGTGTAATGATGGGTGCTAAAAATGCAAACGAAGCAAGAGAAAAAGGCGCAGACTTTATGTATGCACTACAAGATAAACTTGCTAAAATGGGTCAGAGAGTAGCGTAATGGTACAAACAGCAACACAAATATCAAGAGAAGCACCTTTTTTAGAAGACTATAGAAGACGACTTTTAGACGGTGTATATGGTGGAACTGAAGTTTATAAACAAGGTGATACATTACCACCAGGGAAAAAAATTGGTGATAAAAAAGATCCAGGTCTTTTGGATACACCAGTTGATCAATTTAGACGAGGCATAGCTAGTTTTGCGCCAACAGAATCAGCAGCTTTCTCTCAAGCGGCACAACAGATGGGCATTGATCCTACAACAGGACAACAAACAGGTGTAGCATCATTTCAACCTTTTATACAAAAAGCAGGTGCTGGTTTAGATCAAGCTATAGCAGGTCTTGGAACAGGACAAGCAACAGCGGCTTTGGGTATACCTTCTTTACAAGCGGCTCAACAACAATTTGATCCAACAACAGCTAGAACATCAGATTTTATGAATCAATATCAAGCTGATGTAACTAAAAAAGCTCTCGAGCAACTGGATCAAGAAGCGGCAAAAGCTCAATCAAATCTTGCAAGCAAAGCACAACAAGCAGGAGCCTTTGGTGGGTCAAGATTTGGCGTACAAGAAGCAGAGTTAGCAAAAAATTTACAAGACATAAAATCAAAAAGAGTTTTTGAAGATTTATCAAGAAACTTTATGCAAGCGCAACAAGCTGCAATAGGAACAAGTGAATCGGCAAGAGCAAGAGAATTACAAGCAGCACCTGTTTATGGTCAACTTGGTCAAACGACTGGACAATTAGCGTCTAGTATTGGTCAACAAGGATTAGGTTTTGGTAATCTTGGTGCACAACAATTTGGTTTAGGGCAACAAGGTATTCAATCATTACTTGGTGCTGGTCAAGTTCAACGAACTAGAGATCAAGCATTACAAGATGAACAGTTTAGATATAGCACAGCACAGAGCTTAGAGCCTAGACAACGAATTCAATTTGGTGCTGATATTTTAGCAGGGACTCCTTCTATTCAACAGTCTATGAGTCAACAGCCAATACCATACACTAACCCATTAGCAGCAGCGGTCGGAGGAGGTCTAGCAGGTCTTGGCGGCCTAGGTGCAATGTACAGTAGTTAGGTAATATGGCAGATTCTATTTTTAATAGACCAATGTTTGCAGCAGGACAGTATGCTGATCCTACAAAACCAAAAAAAGGTGGGGCAACAGCTCCTGTTACGTTTGGCTTTGATGAGATTTATAAATCTGATTTTATGCCTTTTGATGCAGAGGGCGTTGCAAGTTTAATGCAAACATATGCACAACCTGAAGCTACAAGACAAGCTTACGAAGAGTTTGCAGGAACACCAAAATCATCAGAAGAATTTGCTGCTGAATATGACAGCATGTATCCTGAAACAGAATCAGTAGATGAAAATTTTGGGTTTGAAAAAAACTTAGCTATTGCAAGATTAGGATTAGGATTGATGCAACCAACACCAGGCGGAGCGATGGCACCAGCTATTGCAAAGGCAGGTGAAAATTTTTTAGCAGATCTTGCTACTGTTAATGAAAAAAAACGACAAGCAAAGGCAGCAAACAGAGAACAAGAACGAGAAGACGAAAGAGCAAAAAGAGAGTATGTATTAGGCGCCTTACAAGAACAACGTGACATGAGAGACTCTAATGAATTTGATTTATTCATGAAAGTTTTACAATTTAACATGGACAGCGATGAAGGTAACGTAGGCTTTAGAAGAGAGCTTGCAAAACAAAACTTTGCTTACAAGTATGACGTTGACATTATGGCAATGGAGAATAATGCAAAATTATTAGCAGAACAATTTGAAAAAACGCCAAAAGTATTTGCTATTAAACCAGAGGGTTTAGATCAAACAGTAAAATACGTGACAGGATACTTAGGTATTGATCCAAAAGATGGTGTAGAAAAACCTTTCATACCAAAACAAGTAGGAGATCAAATTGTTTATGAACCCGCACCATTAGATGCTGTTATTGCAAACTTTAGTTTGAATGATGATAACTCGCTAAAACAAGATGTTAAAGCACAGATATCTCAAGCAGAAAAAATTAATACAGGTAATCAAGCATTATCTTTCATTAGTGATATTAAAACATCTATTGCACAAAACAGAGGAAGAGTTGGTGCACCAGGTGCTCTTAAAAAGACATTACAAAACATTAAAGGTACTATTCTTGATATCGCGGATACCTTTGTTGAAGCTGGTGTTATTGATCAAGACTCTTATGAGGCTGCAAAAAATAAAATTGAATCGAGTGTATTTAATGATTTAGCAGGTTCTTATCAAACTGCTTATCCTGGCAGAAACGCTACTGATTTTTATGCTGATTTAGAATCAGATGAAAACAAGATATATCAAGAGTTTTTTGTTAAGCCACGTGAAAACTATGACCCCGCACTTGCTGCCAATGAAATTAAATTAAATGCAATTTACTACGCAGTAGCAAGAGCAAGAAAGCCAACTGGTCGTTTGAATGTTGATGACGTTAACAATGCAAAAGCATCTTTATCATTATATAATTTAGATACTTCTTCGGATACGGTTATCACATCATTAGGTGCGATCGAATCTGAACTACAAGGTTTTGTTAATGCACAGAAACAAATATATAAAAAAGCAGGATACGAAGAGGGATTTTTATATAACTATAATCCATCGAAGTTTAGCACAGAAAAAGAATTACAAAATCAAGATCCTAACAAATCACTAGACGGAGCAACAGAGTTTGTTGATCCATATGCAGACTTGGAGTTACCAGAATGATGTATAAAGAGAGATCAATGGTCCCTGAAGGATACATGTCTGTGGAGCTTCCTTCACAGCAAACAGGTTTACGTGGACCACGATATATTACAGTAAAAAAAGAAGTATTGGAAAGATCAGTTGATCCTGAAACAGGGCAAGATAGAGCAATACCTAAAGTTAAAGGAGCTCCTTTTGATAACAGAACTTTTTATCCAATTTTTGCACCAAGAACAGAAGTTGAACAAAATAATGTTATTAAATTAATTAACAGAGAAAGAGCAAAGGAAGATAAAAATCCTATTAACGCAAAACAATTTAATTACATTACAAATCAAATGGCTAACGCTTTACAATCGCAAGAAGCCGTAGCTGATGAAATGAAAAGAAGAGAAGACCCTTACAAATATTATGTAAAAAAATTTAAAGATGCATATGATCCTGAAGTACATCGTAAGGCTGTTGACAGCACCGCTAGTATCTTTCAAATATTTAGAGATCCTAAAAAATTTGCTCAAAATAAATATACAGAATTAAATCAAATGGTGCGAAATACTGTGCCTGGATCACGAAATGATTTTATTATGGCTGGTGACATTGGTGGTTCTATGGTTGGATTTAAAGGCGGACCAAAACCTGGTGGAGCCAAAGTACCAAAGAGTCTTGCTGATGAAGTGCTAGAAGGTTCTATATTTAAAACGACAGCAGGTGCAACAGCAGGTGGCACAGCAGCGAGTCTCGTATACGATTTAACAAATGCAGCTATTAGAAAAACATATGGAATTCCAGATCCTCAAGATGCACCGAACGCGGCCCTCGAAGCATTAACACATGGTAGAAATACCTTATACTTTACAGGGGGAGCTGCAGGTTTAATGGGCGTTGCATCTACTCTTAGACCTTTTTTAGGTAAAGCATTATTTGGTATAGAAGGACCACGAGCTCAATTTGCGAACATTGCAGAATTTTATAATGTGCCTATTGGTATATCACAATTATCAAGAGGTGCTGGTGGAGTGCTATCTCCTGTAGCTGGGTCATTCTTTCAAGTTATTGGTAAATTACCTTTCTTAGGAGGAGGCTTTCAAAAAAGAAATACACTTGCTTCTATAGAGTTAACTAAAGGTATGAAAGATGCTTTAGGTGATCTTGGAAGAGGTCAAAGTGATGATCCTTTAATTGATTACATAACCAACAGTTACAAATCATTGCCAAGAGCAGTGAGAAAAGCAATGGATACTGACGCAAGAAATGCTGGTTTTAGAAGTTATAAAGATATGATGGCTGCTGAATTAAGAGTAAATGAATTAGCTCCAATACAACATATGACAGAAGTAGGTGCCTTTATGTTTGAAGAAGCTGGTAAGAGATACAGACAATTCTCTTATATCAATGATTTGCTGTACACAGATTTTGAAAACAAAGCAAAAAAAATATCTAAGTCTTTTATACCTACAGGTAGAACAAAATCTATGGCACAGAATATTAGAGATGAAATTGCAGACATGAAAGTTCAACTAGAAAACTACAATGAGTTTAAACCTGAGCTTGATAAGATTGAAACATTTGTTGTTGAAACATTATCTAACTTGCCTGATTATATAAAACCAAAAGATGTGAGAACATTTCAACGTGAAATTAATAGATTATATCAAGAAGCGGAAAGTAAGTTAGGTCCAGGTGGTGCTAAACAAGGTATTATGGGCGGAAGTTTATTAGCCAAAGCTAGAAAAGCATTAACAGGAGATTTAAATGATTATGCAAACTGGGCACCAGGATTAAACGCCGAAGAAAAAGTATTAGCAGAAGCTGCAAAAAAATCTTTGTACAGAGCTAATGAAGTATTTGGTAAAATGAGTCCTTTGTATAAAAGCCCTGCAGCAAAACAATTTAATTTAGTTGATCAAAATTTATTTACATCAGGACCAGACTTACCTGGTTATTTTTATTCTGATGAAATAGGCAAGATGTTATTTAGAGATGGCCTGTCACCACAACGTGTAAGAGACTATCAACAACTTGTTGGTCAAAATGCATTTATGACAGGTGTAAGATCATGGGTTAATAATGGTTTTAAAGCAGCTTTAGATGATGCTCAAGAAATAGCTGTTAAAGTAGCAGACCCTTCAGGCAAACCAGGAACTATAACAATCAATGAAAAAATATTAGACGTTGATAAATTAAAACAAAACATTAATTTTCAAGACGAGGGCTTTGAAGAAATGATGACACTCGCTGGATACAACGGCAAAGCGTTTAAAGAAAATATTAATAACTTAGTAGCCTTGCAGTCCATGGTAAAACAAGCAGGCATAGGTACATCTACCTCACAAATTGTAGCAAGACGTTTATCATTAGGTGGTGTAAGATCTGCTGCAAATACTTTTGCTATTTTTGGTTCAGGCGCTATCGGTGCTCAACAGGCAGGAGAAGGAAACTTCTTACCAGGCGGTGTAGCTGGATCAATTATGCTTGGTTTACTAACACGAAGAACAGCAAACTTTTTATCTGAGCCAGGTGCACTAAAAGCGTATACAAAAATTGTAGATCCAAAAACATCTGATGTAGTAAAGAGAGCATCTCTTGTTAACTTCTTACGAGGATACTTTAGACAACCTGTTATTAGAGAAGAGTTACCAAAAGAATTTAATACACCTGATAAGGTAGCAAAAAATCCAAGTGGTTTTTTAGATTACCTATACAACAGTGAGTATCTTGCTGTAACAGACAGTATTAATGATGGCTTCATGCGTGATTACATGAATGAAAGATACGGAGACAATTTAAATCTTAGCATACAAAACTTACAAAACATTGAAACAGAAGAAAAAGCTTTAGAAGATATTGAAACAGGAAAAGCTAGTGTTGTTGAAAGCGATACAGAAATAGCCATGCCTGATGTTCCTAGCATGGGCGGTGAGTCTATGTTCGATACAAATGCAGCAATATCAGGACCTGGTTTAAGAGGGATGACTAGAAATAGTCCGTTGAACACGGACCAACGAGCAGCGTTAGCATCTGGTGATTTAGATGCAGC